ATTGAAAGTTTAGGTGTTCAAGGTGTTCAACCAGTTAAAAATATTAAAGTTAATGAACCTTATAAAATAGAGGAACTTCTATAATGCCTAATAGAAAACCTAAAACACTAGACGGAACTATACAAGATTTATACGGACACGTGACAGGATTAAAAAAAGATATTTCAGTTATTCAAAATAATCATTTAAAACATATGCATGAAGATATAGACAAATTAGATAGGAAAGTAGATAAAATTGAAGCTAAAACAGATCATTTATTATATTGGATAATAGGTGGAGCTTTTACAACTATATTATCTTTGACAGGTTTGTTTAATTTATTTTTAAAGTAATTAAATCCAAGACTTAAGATCATCACCAGTTATCTTACTAGCAATATTCATTTTACCACGAAGTGCTTTAACTATTTTTTCATCAACAGTATCTTCTGCAATAAGATCTATGTAAGTCATTTTTCTAGTTTGACCTGCTCTATTAATTCTAGCTTCCGATTGTATTCTTTTTTCATAGTCATAACCATTGGCATAATAAATCATTGTATTAGCGCCAGTTAATGTGATACCATAGCCACCCGTTTGTGGTGTACCAATTATAAATCTTACAGGACTATCTGGATCTTGAATTTGTTTAATGGCATTTTGTCTTTCTTCATTAGTGGTATCACCATAATAAGTTACATAAGATTCTTTACCAAAGTTTTTTTCTACAGCATTAACAATCGCATTGATATCATGTCTATAGTGGGCCCAAATGACAGCTTTGTTTTCTACTTCAGATAAGATGTCTATCAATGCATCTAGTCTTTCATTCTTAACTTCTTTAATGGTACCATCATCAGCAGTAAAGTGACCACAAGTAATTTGATGTAGTCTCATTAATTGAACCATAGCAGATTGAGTAGTCATTCGTTTTCCATCTAACTCAGCTAAAGCTAACATCTTCATTTGTTGATATAGTTTTTTCTGTTCTGTTGTTAATTGAATTTTACGTTTAACATAAGTGTAATCAGGTAAATCTAGACAATCTTCTTTTAAACAACGATATGAAAAAGGTTCTAGTTTCTGTGATAGTTCACCTAAATTTTTGTAACCTACAACTATTTGTACAGATCGCCCACCGAAGTTTGCTGATCTCATTACAGCATACCTAGTTCTAAATGCATAATAAGAACCATGATCTAATAAATACGGATCAAGGAACTCGCATTGTTTATATAAATCTAATGGTGATTTAGTAACAGGAGAACCAGTTAATATTCTTCTGTATTTAGCATGTTTACCTAACGCTACAATATTTTTAGTACGTTTTGCATCTGGATTTTTAATTGTAGTAGACTCATCAATAGCCATTAAAGTATTGTGACAACTCATAAATTTAGCTGCAAACTCTAATCCTTTTTTAGTAGAAAAAGATTCTACATTCATGCAAAGTACATGAAGTTTTTCAGTAGATTCAAATAATTTATTTAATTCTCTTTGTTGTTTTTGATTAATCATTGCTTTCCATAGCACTACATCTTTTTCAATGTGGTCAGCCATATGCACAGGAATTTCTGTGTCATACCAGTTTTGATAAACACCTTTAGGTGCAATAATTAATGCACCGTTAATTTTACCTTTATCATAAAGCATAGATATATTATCTATTAATACTTTTGATTTACCGGTACCCATTTCCATAAAGTAAGCATATACTTCTTTATTCCATGATTTTTCTAACGCAGTTATTTGATGGTCGTATGGTTTAGTTTTAAATTTATAATTCATAATAATCTTTTCTGTTGTCTTTCTATTGACAATCTATATAATAAAAGCTAATTACTTGTCAATAGAAAGTAAAAATAAATTATGAGCGACAATACAGTTTACATTATACAAGAATTACCTGGTACTAGATCCGGTAAACCAAAATTTAATATTATGGGTGCACAAAAATATGGTAAACTTGTCACATTGTTGCCTGAATTTAGTCAAATTATTTTGTCACCTGGTCCATTAATTTTTAAATTAAGAAAACTTTTAAAAAATTATACAGATAAAGATTATCTGTTATTAACAGGTGATCCAGCTATAATAGGTGTAGCGTGTTCTATTGCCGCAGACATTACTGGAGGTAAATATAACCTCTTGAAATGGGACAGACAAGAACATACATACTACCCCGTTGAAATAAATTTATATGAAAGAGGTGAAATAAATGACGGATAAAGAACGATGGAAAATACAAAATAAATTATATTACATGAAAGATAGAAAGTTAAAATTACAAAAAACAATAAACACTCTCCAAGAAACTAGGGATTTATTTTTTAATTTTCATCTAATTTTAAAACAAGAAGAAGAAACTTTAATAGACTATTCTAAAGATATGCTAAAATTATTTTTACTAAACCTTGACAAAATTTTAGATTTTTATTATATGAAATTTAAGATTTTTTTATTTTTAAAAAGATCAAAGAAAGAAATAAACCAACTAAATAAGGAGATACAATACTATGAGTATAAACTTTGAAGAAGATAAAACTGAATCAATAACTAAAACTAATGATGCGAATGAATTATCGGATCAAGTTGTTAAATTAAGAAACTTAGAAGATCAAATTAAAAGTACAGAAGATAGTTTAAAAAAACTAAAAGCAAAAGCTGATTCACTTTCGGGAGAAGTCATACCTACTATGATGACTGAAATGAATATCAGTACAATGAAATTAGCAGACGGTTCAGCTATAGAAGTTAAACCCGTCTATGGTGCTTCAATTCCTGCAGATAAAAAGGAAGAAGCATTTAACTGGCTTCGAGAAAATGGCCTGGGTGATCTTATTAAAAATGAGGTCACTGTTTCCTTTGGTCGTAACGAAGATAACAAGGCGGCAGAATATGCTGTCCTTGCGCAAGGTCAAGGTTATCAACCCGCCCAGAAGTTAAAGGTTGAACCTATGACACTTAAGGCTCTGGTCAGAGAGCGTATTGAATCTGGGAAAGATATGCCCTCTGATCTATTTAATGTGTTCGCAGGAAACAGAACAAAAATAACCCGTGCATAAAGGAGAAAAAACTATGTCACAAGAACAACTAAAAAAGAACCAAGAACCAAGAACCAATAATGCAGTAGCTGAAAAAGCTAATGCAGGTGCGTTATCTGTAAATATGTTTGAAGCAGATGCAAACCAAGGAGTGGATAATCTAACTCATGAAGATTTAGCATTACCATTCTTAAAAATACTAGGACAATTATCTCCAGAAGTTAATAAAAGAGATGGTAAATACGTAGATGGTGCTGAACCAGGTATGATTTATAACTCTGTAACTGGAGAATTGTTTGATGGAGAAAATGGAATCGAAGTTATTCCTTGTCATTACAAATTAGAATACATTGAATGGCAAGATAGAGGCGAAGGTTCTGGTGCTCCAGTCGCTATTCATTCATCGTCTAGTGATATACTATCTCAAACAAAAAGAGATGCTTCTTATAAAGACAGATTACCTAATGGTAATTACATTGATAAGACAGCAAGTCATTATGTTATAGTAAATAGCCAAACACCATCAACTGCTTTGATTACCATGAAATCAACACAATTGAAGATTAGTAGAAAGTGGAACAGTATGATGGCAAGCGTAAAGATGAAAGGAAAGAATGGAATGTTTACTCCAGCTTTCTATAGTCACACTTACAAATTAAGAACTACTCAAATGTCTAACGACAAAGGTACTTGGTTTGGATGGGAAGTCAGTAAGATTGGTCCAGTGGCTGAAAAAAATCTTTATGATGATGCTAAACGTTTTGCTGAGAGTGTATCAAAAGGTGATGTTAAAGTTAAGCATGGTGGTGAAAGTACAGAGAGTACTGAATCTAAATCTAACTTTTAATTTACCTCACAAATATCGTGGGCGAGCAATCGCCCACATAATTTAGGAAAGTTATGAATAGAGAAAAGAAATTTATAGAAGCGTTTACAGGATTACAAAGAGACTTTGGTGAAGCAGATTTATCAAAACTATCTATTGATCCTAGTACAGGTAAAGCTAGACCAGTTTATCGTTGGGCTCATAAAGAAATCAAAGATCAAGATTATATAGATCACTTAAATGGTAAACAATCAATTGGTATTCAACCTTGTGATGATAAAGGTATGGCTAAATTTGGTGCTATCGATATAGATGATAAGCAACATAGCTATTCTAATTTTCCATATAAAAAATATTTAGATATTATTGCAGAACATAAACTACCAATTATTCCAGTTAAATCTAAAAGTGGTGGTTTACATTTATATTTATTTGTTAAAGAACCTATCAGAGCAGTAACCATTAGAAATTTTTTAGAAGGATTGTTGTTTACATTAAAACTTCCAACTAATATTGAAATATACCCTAAACAAACTGAACTAGGTAAAGATTCAGAAGGTAAATGGAACATGGGTCAATATATAAATTTACCTTACTATAATAAAACTGAAAGAGTTGGATTTAATTTAGATGGTACCACATTTACATTTGATCAATTCGTAGAAGTCATTGAGGCAAATACATATACGGCGGATCAATTAGAAGAATTTACAATAGAGCATACTAGAAATTTACTAAAGGGTGGTGGTGAAGAATTTAATGATGGCCCACCATGTCTTGCAATATTGACTAAAGATAAGTTAAGAGATGGTAGAGATAGATTTTTATATAACTACATGGTGTTTGCTAAAAAGAAATATCCAGATGATTGGGAGAAAATGGTTATTGCAGCTCCAGCTAAATATTTTCAACCAGGTGCAAATGGTGTTATCGATTGGACAGAGACTAAAACAAAACAAAAATTAAAATCTTGGGCTAGGGAAACTAAAGGACATACTTGTAATGAAGATCCAATACAACCAGTATGTATGAAAGCAGAATGTAGAAAAAGAAAATTTGGTTATTTATCTGATAAACAAAGAGTATTTCCAGGGTTATCTGGATTACAAAAGATAACTTATCCTGAACCACAATATACATTTAATGTTACTTTAGCAGACGGACAAACAACAAAAGAAGTTAGAGCAAAAAATATAAAACAAATTATTGAACTAGATAATATTAGAGCAATCATTGGTGCAGCAGCAGATATGATACCACCAAAAATAAAACAAAATGAGTTTCAAGATATATTAGATAATTTATTTCCACCTAAATTAACTACACCGCCACCTAAAGGTACAACGCCAGATGAATTATTAGAAGAGTATTTATTAAAATATTTAAATGGACCCAAAGCAGGAACATACGCATCCTTTAAAACAGGTGCGGTATTGATTGAAGGTGATCAAGCATTTTTTATTTATAGTAGTTTTTTTGACTCTTTAAAAAATAAAGAATGGAAAGAGGAAAGAGGTAAAACTGCAGAACATATGACAAGATTATTTAAAGCAGATTTTAGTGTAGGTAAAAGGTTTCCAAAAAAATCAGGGGATAAAGATTCAAACCCTGCAATTAATGTAGTGAAAGTATCTTTAGATAAATTTCCAGAGTTACTAGAAGATAAAAAAGAACCAGAACAAGTTGTTAAAAACAATGTTGAGCAAAGTAATTTCTAATGATTAAAAAAATATTTGGTCCTCCAGGTACAGGTAAAACAACTACTTTGTTAGATTTAGTTGATGAATATATTAAAAAAGGCACTAACTTAAATAAGATAGGTTACTTTGCTTTTACAAAGAAAGCTGCAAACGAAGCTAGAGATAGAATGTTAGATAGAAATCCTCAGCTAAATAAAAAAGATCTACCACATTTTCAAACTTTACATTCTCTTGCATTTCATACTTTAGGTATGAGTGAAGAAAGAGTTATGCAACCAGTACACTACGAACAATTAGGTAAAGAATTAAATTTAAGAGTTACTGATACTGGTGATGAGTCTGGTTATTTAAATTTTAATAGTGAGTATTTTAAATTAATTAATAAGGCTAGAGTTAAAAACATATCTCCTGAAGAAGAATTTAATACAAATGAATGGAGTGATGATGTTGATTATGAAACCTTGGGACATGTCTATTTAAATTTCAATCATTTTAAAGGTGAAACTTTGTATGATTTTAATGATATGATTAAAAACTTTGTAGATGAAAAAGAAAAATGTAAAGATTTTGATGTAATATTTATAGATGAAGCTCAAGATTTATCTCCAATACAATGGAATATGTTTGATGTGCTTAAAGAAAAATCAAAAGATATATATTTAGCTGGTGATGATGATCAAGCTATTTTTGCATGGGCTGGAGCAGATGTTCAAAGGTTTTTAAATGAACCGGCAGTAGAAGAAGTACTACCAAAATCAAATAGAGTACCTAAAAATATTCAAGAATTATCCGAAGTTATTGTAAGTAGAATAGATACAAGAAAAGAAAAAGAATATCTTGCTAAAGATGGATCTCCTGGAAAAGTTGAGCCTATCTATAATATAGAACATTTAGACTTAACACAAGATGAATGGTTAATATTAACTAGAACAACTTACCGTTCTGATGAAATATCAAAACAATTAAAGAAGAATAATTTATACCACCAATCTAGATTTGGAAAGAGTTATGACACAAGACTCTACAAAGCAATTTTAAATTTTAATGAGTTATGTAAAGGTGCAACAATTAGTTTAGCAGACGCAAGAGAGATACATGAATATTTACCAGATAGTCCATTCTTTAAATTCAAAGAAGATAAACAATATTATAACATGGATAATTTTGGTTATGGTAATGATGCCATTTGGTATAATTTATTTACAAGAGCTGACCAGGATGAATGTTTTTATATAAGAACAATGTTATCTAATGGAGAAAAATTATCACAAAAACCTAGAATAGAAGTATCTACTATACATGCAGCAAAAGGTGGTGAATGTGAAAATGTTATTTTAGTTTTAGACAATGCTAAAAAAATAAGAGACTCTATAGAAAATAATATTGAAAAAGCAGATGAAGAACATAGAGTTTGGTATGTTGGAGCAACTAGAGCTAAAGAAAATTTATACTTATTAAAACCAAAGAAGGAGCGTTATGGCTATTCTTTGTAATTTTAAACAGAATGGGATAGAAGGACAATTTCCATGGAGAGTGGTAGCTTCAGGCCTTAAATGGCGAAGTTGGTTCGAGGCCTTCAATTCCCAAATTATCTTAACTTCGTTAAACCAACAACTACCACATTAACTTAAAGGAGAAAAATATGACACATAAAGATGACATGGAAAAATTATTTCCACAAGATAAACAAATTGGAGGATCTCACTATAAAAATTTTCCAATTCAACCCTATGAATTTATTTCAAAGAATAATTTATCATTCTTTCAGGGTAACGTTGTGAAGTATGTTTGCAGATACTTGAATAAAAACGGAATCCAAGATATAGAGAAGATAATTCATTACTGTGAATTAGAAATTAAAAAACTGAAAGATAACGATGGCAAAAGAAAAAAGTAGACAGTACGACGGAAGGTCGAGACCAACTAATAAAGTTTATTCAAAACGTTGGGAAGAAATATTTGGTAAAAAAAAGAAACCAGAAAAATTAAAAAAAGAAGATCAAGAATATTTAGATTCACTAAAGGAGAAACTATAATGAAAGTACCAATGTTCACTGCACAAACCGAATGGATAGAACCAGAAGAATTTCCAGATTTAAGGTCCTACGATGAAATAGCAGTTGACTTAGAAACAAGAGATCCTGATTTAAAATCAAAAGGATCGGGAGCTGTTATTGGTAATGGTGAAGTTGTAGGTATAGCTGTTGCTGTTTCAGGTAGAAAGTTTTATTTTCCAATTGCTCATGGATCAGGGAGCAACATGGATAGAAAAAAAGTATTAGAATGGTTTGCAGATACTATGGCTTGTCCAGCTATAAAAATATTTCATAATGCAATGTATGACGTATGTTGGATACGTAATTTAGGTATAAAAATCAATGGTTTAGTGGTAGATACGATGATTGCAGCATCATTGATTGATGAGAATAGGTTTGCATACTCTTTAAATGCATTGTCTTGGGAATATCTAGGTCATGGTAAAAATGAAGCGGCATTGAATGATGAAGCAAAGTCTAGAGGACTAGATCCAAAAGCAGATATGTGGAGACTACCTCCAATGTATGTTGGGGCTTATGCAGAAAAAGATGCTGAATTAACTTTAGAGTTATGGCAAAAATTTAAATCAGAAATTCTTCTACAAGATATTCAATCTATTTTTGATTTAGAAACAGATTTATTTCCTTGTTTAGTTGATATGAGATTTAAAGGTGTAAGAGTTAATGGAGATAGAGCGTCTGAATTAAAAACTCAATTACAGTCTCAAGAAGAATCTTTATTATTAGATGTAAAAAAAGAAACTGGTATTGAACCACAAATATGGGCCGCAAGAAGTGTTGCTAAAGTATTTGATAGTTTAAAATTAAAATATCCAGTGACAGAAAAAACTGAGTCTCCTTCTTTTACTAAAGGTTTTTTATCAGAACATGAAAATCCTATTGTACAAAAGATTGCAAAAGCTAGAGAGATCAATAAAGCACATACAACTTTTATAGATACTATTTTAAGGTATGAACATAAAGGTAGAATCCATGCTGACATTAATCAAATAAGATCGGATCAAGGTGGAACTGTAACCGGTAGATTTAGTTATTCTAATCCTAACCTACAGCAACTTCCTGCACGGAACAAGGACCTAGGACCAATGATAAGATCCTTATTTTTACCTGAAGAGAACTGTACGTGGGGATGTTTTGATTACTCACAACAAGAACCAAGATTAGTTGTACACTATGCAGCATTACAAAAATTTCCTACAGTGTATGATGTTGTTGATGAGTATAGAGATAATATAAATACAGACTTTCATCGAACAGTAGCAGACATGGCACAAATACATAGAGATCAAGCTAAGACTATTAACTTAGGTTTATTTTATGGTATGGGTAAAACTAAACTACAAGCAGAGTTAGGTGTTACTAAAGAAAAATCTGAAGAACTATTTAATCAATATCATAAACAAGTACCTTTTGTTAAACAGTTAATGAACTCTGTATCTAATAGAGCTCAAAGTCATGGTCAAATTAGAACATTACTTGGAAGATTATGTAGGTTTCATCTATGGGAACCTAATATGTTCGGGATGCACAAAGCCATGAAACAAGAAGATGCACTCAGGGAACACGGACCAGGGATTAAACGTGCTTATACATACAAAGCACTCAATAAATTAATTCAAGGATCAGCTGCAGATATGACTAAAAAAGCTATGGTTGATCTATATAAAGAAGGTATTGTAGCACATATACAAATTCATGATGAATTAGATTTATCTGTAGAATCAAAAGAACATTCAGATAAAATTATTGAAATTATGGAGAATGCTGTTAAGCTAGAGGTCCCTAACAAAGTTGATTATGAATCAGGAGAAAACTGGGGAGATATTTATGGATAAACTATGGCATACCTTAACGCGAACATACCACCTATTTATTGCAAAATCAGGACTGAGTATCTCTATGATATGGACATGGATAAAAAAGGTGAGCAAGATTGTGTTATCTTTGGTTTGGTCTCTATTTCAGGTCGTGCGCTCTTATTTAATATCATGTTACCCAATGGTGCGTGCTATTGGCGTTTGCCTATATCAGCGTTTTTCCAAAAACATTTTTCTAGATCCGAAGTGCCGGATATGTCGGTCGACGAATTGGAACTGTGGAATTGTTTTAGTTATTGGCCTAGCGTTCATTGCTTTGATTGGTTGGCTGGCGTAGACGGCAAATACCTAGGAAAAGATAAAAAATTCTACCATGGTCAATACTTATTTACAGTTGACTGGGCTCATCCAGAAACTAATATACTTAATACAGAACATTCTGAAATTCCTCAAGAACATAAGTGTGCACATATACTGGCTCTTGATAACGGTAATTATGCAGCTCAGCCTAATAATCGTATTTTGTGGCACATTAATAGTTATACTACTGATAACAGTTGGCCAGACTATAAAGTTCAAAATACTGTCTGGGATGTTGAAGGTTCGGATTGGGTTACAGAAGATACTGACAAAATGTTTTATGAAATAGAGAAAACGGAGGATAAATGAGAGATAACAAAAGCATAGAATCTTTTTTAAAAGAAAAAGATAAAATAAATAAACAAAAATTATTATTTAAAAATTTAAAAAAAGAAGTAGAAACTGGAGCAAATGGTACTCAAAAGTACGTAATTAAAAAGGGTATTAATAAGGGAAGAGTTGCAAGTAAATGATTGATAGGTTTTTATATAAATTTTTTGAGACAATAGATAATATCTTTGATAAAATAGAAAACCTATTTAAAAAAAAGAAGGGGCCTAAAAAATGAAACAATGTAAACAATGTAAAAATGAATTTGAACCAAAAGACGAATTAGATATTTTTTGTGGTCAAGATTGTAAAGAAGAAGCATTAGCAGAATTAGATTCTGATTCAGACGAGTGTTTATCGTGTCAGTAATGGAGGGTCAGTATATGAACTTGTATTTTACAGGTGCAATTATTATTGCTTTTTGTTTATTAACTTTATTTGTTAGTCCAGTATGAAAATAGATGAAAACACTAATATTGGATTACCATTGAGAAATTTAATAGGGTTAGTCTCAGCTGTTGTAATTGGTGCATGGTTTGCATTTGGAGTTATTGAGAGACTTAATAAACTAGAAACTAGAAATCAATTATTTGAAAATGATTTACTTGAAGCAAGTACACAAAAACCAATTGACCAAGAACAATTTATGATCCTGGAATGGCAAGCAACTCAAATAGAAAAGATGCAAAAAATGTTAGAAGCAAATGTACACACAGGTGTAATGTTATCTAGTCATGAAAAAGAAATTGAAAAATTAAAAAAAGACATAGAGAAATTAAAGGATGCAACAAGAGATATTAAATTTGCAAATGGTAATGGATCACATTAATGCCACAATTAGTAATTGCTCTTTGTTTATTCTTAAATGGTGAATTAGTGGAACATCGAATTCAAGAATCTATGGGAACATGTTTGAAAATGAAGAGGGAAGCAACTAGAAACATGAATATGGATAATAAACAACTGATGTGTGGTGAGGTTGAGGCGACCCTTGAAAAAAATATAGATGGTAGTATAAGTATAGGTGAAATTATTAAATCTAAATAATGAATTTATCACGTAATTTTACTCTTCAAGAGCTAATCAAATCGGATACCGCTATTCGATTAAATATTGATAACAATCCTAATGGGGATCAAATAGATAAATTAAAACAACTTTGTGAAAACGTATTGCAACCGGTACGAGACCAATTCGGTAGAGTAAAGATTACCTCAGGCTTCAGGTCTCCGGAATTATGTATCGCTATTGGAAGCTCAGCAAAATCACAACATGCAGACGCATGTGCTGCCGACTTCGAAGTATTAGGAGTGGACAACGCAGAAGTTGCAGATTGGATACATAAGAGTCTTGAAACAGATCAGCTAATTTTAGAATTTTATACACCTGGAGAACCTAACTCCGGATGGATCCATGCAAGTTGGGTACCTTATCAGCCAAGAAGACAATTTATGCATGCCTATAGAGAAGAAAAGAAAGTAAAATATAAACCTATTATCGGTCGAGCAGTAGATTTGGTATGAGTAAATTAACTAAATTCTTTCAAAAAATAGATACAGTACATGGTCATTGTGAAGAATGTGAGGAAGACTCTATTTTAGTTGCAATTGTATCAGATTTTTATAGATGTACTAACTGTGGAGCAGATACTAAACAACATATTAACGGAAGAATAAGGTATATGTCCTTATCTGAATCTGATATAAAATATATAAAAGAAAATGGCAAAGAAATTTAAAGATCATCACGAGAGAGATAAACCTAAGAAACGTGGATCACGTCAACATAAGAAATCATTAAATAAGGCAGAAAAAAGACAAAAAAGAAATAGACGTTATAAGGGCCAAGGAAAAGCTTAAGCTGGATCTTCAGTTTTTTTAACTTCGTTACAAAAGTAATTCATATATAACTTTCTATCTTCAATACTATCTTTCATATCTACTGAAAATTCTTGAATTAATTTTCCGCCCGCACCTACACATTCTGACCACGAATTAAATTCAGTGGGTAATGTTGCTGTGTTATTACAATATCCAGTAATCGCTGAACATATAGAAAAAGCCATAATAAATTTCATATTGACACCTTAAATAAATTACTATAACATCCCAGATGAATGTTATTTAAGAAAGGTTATACTAATGACAGATATAAGTAAATACAAAAACGTATCTTTAACTAAAGATACCTATAATAAAATAGATGCGATTAGGCGCGTCATTGTACCACAGATGACAGTAAGCCGATCTCAGACTATAACTCTACTAGTTAATGAAAAAGAAAAATCATTAAATGGTAAGTTAAAACCAACCAAGAAAAAAAGAAAGAAGGAGTAGTAAAAATGATGAACAAAGAAATAAAAATGTTTAACGAAGTAGACAAAAACCCGACAGAACAATTATGGAGGGCAGTGTTAGGTCAAGCATTTCAAGATGCTTTTGGACCTGAAAGATATGACACATCTGCTAAAGAAAGAATAGAAGCTCGAGTGTTTTTAACAGATTATCAAGATGTAAGTTTTGTTAATGTTTGTGAAAACGCAGGTTTCAATCCTAACTTTGTTGCTAGGACAGTAGAGAGTACGATAGATAAAGTTAAAATGGATAGAAACTATTTATTTAAATTAAAAACTCAAATGAAAGGAACAAAAAATGACAATATTAGGTAAAGCAATATGTCCCGATTGCAACGGGAATGGTTATATGGGTTCCTCTAAAGAACCCGATAATACTAGAGATTGTATCAAATGTAATAATCAAGGAGAGATTGTTATTACAGATGAGAGTGTAAATGAAATGTTAGAAACAGTTAAATCAGCGAGGCTACAATGAGTACAGAACGATTGGTGTTAGAATCTAAATTAGTTAAGGAATTAAATGGAGTCATTAAAAAATTAAATGACGAAGTAGATGCCTTGTCTAAACAGAAAACATATCTTCAATCTAAACTGAGAGAAAAAAATGGTGAAAAAGAAACCGAAGAAACCCAAAAATAAAACCTGGATAGTAGAAGGATATTATTATGATGGTAAAAATTCTTATACTTATCTCAGGGATCCAAAAACATTTAAACAAAAAACAATAAAAGGAATAGTATGATTAGAGGAGACAGTAAAGATTATGAGTTACTTGAAAAATGGACAAAAGGATTTGACTGCCAAGGGTATAAGACGTGTGAAATTGGAGTGCGTGAAGGACTCGGTTCAAAGATTATTATGGATAACGTTATCAACAATTATATTCATGTTGGCGTTGATCCCTATGGAAACCTCGAATACCAACATTATGATGATACAGGAGCGTACACTTGCGATTATACAGATGATATGCGGGACACTATGCTAAATGATTTTTACTCATACAGGAATGAAGGTAAATTTACTTTGTGTAATATGACCGATACAAAATTTATGAATGATACAGAACATAGGAATTCTAAATTTGCATTTGTACACATCGATGGACCTCACATGACACAAGATGTAATTACTGAATCTGTATGGTTTGCAAATAGATCTGTCAAAGGAACTAGAATTGTGTTTGATGATTATCCTAAATATGACATGACATTAGTTAGATATGTTTTAGGTTATTATGATTTTAAATTATATGAACAAGGTGAAAATAAAATATGTCTAGAAAGAATATAAGGGAGAAAATATATGAACGTAATCCATCTACTGGTGTTATTCGTTGGAGATACACAGACGAGCACCCTGATAAATTTGGTTGGCCAAACTATGGGAGGATATTAAATGACAAAAAAACCAAACATAAAAAAAGATGAATATAGTAATCTTTATGATTGCATTCTAACGGACCAAGTGCCACCGGATCAAGTAGCATATTGGTTTAGTGATGAAAAATTTTTTAATTGGTATAAAAAACAACGAGATAGAAAGGCATCATGGCA